TGCAATTATCTGTATCGATCCACATTCTAGGAAGCATCATTTTAACTGCATGAATGCCATCTTCGATTGCGGTCTTTGGAGCGACTCTAAATGGAATACCCATTTGATGAGCGACTTCAATTCTGGACTTGCCTGTCGAAAATTCAGTAATCTCAACATCGTGAGGTCCATGATGATTTTCGTAAACATAATCCTTTTCTTTCAACACTTGAGCATAGTGAGGAAATGCTTGATTACGATTTTCATAATAATCAATAATGTTAATTGCTCCTCCAACTTGTTGAAAAAAAATAATTGCAGTTTCAGATGCAAATCCCAGATCCCATGACGTACTTACAGGATAGGCTGGATTTAGCGGAACTCGACACAATTGTTTTTTGTCATCCAAGGAGGCAATAAGCTCACCGTATATTGAGCCAACAATATTGCCAATAAAGCTACACTCGAACTCCTGCATGTATCGGCTCTTACCCATGACATCAAGAGCGGCTTTAAGCTCATCTTTTTCTACAATTCCAGTATCACTAGCTTTTGCTCTGTAGAGAAACCATCGATTGCTAGATTGCGCTTTTTGGTAATAATCGTAAAAAAGATTATTCATTCCTTTTGGAGTGCCTACCAAAATCATGAAGCCTGTTCTGTCACTAAGCGCTGGGGTAATAACTTCATTTATTAAATTTTCAGAAATCATTGCCGCCTCATCTACTATGCAGCCATCAAGATAGATACCTCTTATGCTATCTGGATTTTCAGATGAAAGCAGAGTAATCCTAGCTCCATTAATAAAATCACAACGCAATTCACTTTCATTCCATTTCGTTCCAGGAATTTTCTCTGTGTAGTGTTTTAAATAATCCCAGGCTATCTTCTTGGCCTGAGAATAAGTTGGCGCTATGTAAGCATATCTTGGATTGTGATGCTTATTCATCATCGCACACTTAATTAAATGTAAGATGCACAAAACTGACTTGCCAAATCTTCTGTGGCAACATAATAAACTATATCTAAATTTATCTAAATTGCTGTGAAGGTAAGCTTGTTGTTTCCTCGGTGTGTAAGGAATTACCACCTTCATTTTTATTTATCTTTTGTAAAAAATTTAATCCACTTATGCTTAAACTTATATAAAATAAATCCAGCTATGAGGATGAATATTATTAATTCTGTCATATCAATGTATAGTTGGCGGCTCCTCCGTATGAGAATACCGCATTCTTATTTTTGCAAATACAAAATCTGCGAACTCTTTAAGATCTTCATGATCTTCAAATCCTGTGAAATTAATCATTAGCTCATTGTGATAAGTAGAAAAACTTATTGCAGAAACATTTTTAAATTTATCTTTTATAAAATCTTTATTTTTTGTAACCGTAGCCATCTTCTCTATTTTTCCATCGCTTATTCCAGGTATAGCAATTCAGTTTACCACTCCAGGTTTCGATAATGCTAAGAATGTAATCTATAAGCTTGTTCATACGTTTGTGTTTGTTGCACCGATAAGTATAAGTAATCAATACCGCCACCAATTTTGGTGGTGTAGTACCTTGTCCAGGAAATCTTTTTATTTTCCACCAGTTTTTTCAAGTTAATTGATGAATGATCGACTACTCTACTTAGTTATACTTTAATTATTTAAGCAGACGGTGAATGCCTGGTGAATTATTCTTTATATCTAAACTCCATGACGCAAGAAGCTCGTTTGTTTGTTCTCTATAATACCTAACTATTTGAAACTAACTCTTTTCTAATTCTTTATAACTTTTATTTGGATTAGCTTTAGCAAGTTCATGAATAGTATTGTGAGGAGTTATATTTACTTCATTCTCGTAACTCTTCTGTTCTGGAACATTCCAAGTTATCTCCACTTTAGTGTCTTGAATAATCTGTTGCTTCTCTCCATAGATAGGAATTAGCTTTGAAGCCATCCATCTCGCCATACTAGCTTTCTCTCTAACTACATGAATGTTTGAGTTGTCCGCAGTTTCCAGAGCTTCGATTGCCTGGTCGATGTACGATTGCGCTCCACAACGTCTGGCCAGGAGCAAATCCTTAGCAAAATCTGGATGCTTGGCAATCAAGGAATAAATAGTCGATAGACTAGGCATCTCCTTTTCTTTGCAGAGCTTCGATAAAGGAACTCCAGTCATTAGAAGGCTTAATAGCTTTGTTTTTAGGCTTGTTGTTAATTGAATTTCTTTTGTCATTATAGTTTTTAATATTTTGAACAGATTTAGCTTTGCCATCTTTACTTACAGGACCAGTAGATTTACCAGCATGGTTTTTACAACGGATATTTCCGTTCTTGCAAACTATGCCTACACCATTGCATTGCTGAGTATAGCCAGATTGCCTTGTCTTACTCTGACATTGTAGTTTTAATTTCATTCTGGAATTTAGTTGATGGAAAAGAAAAAAAGAGAAAAAAGAAAATTAAAAACAATTTCTTTTTATTACGAATCTTCCATCAATTTATTATTATACAGCTGTTGGCTAGTCTGTCTAGGCTAGGAGAATAAGATGTTCTGGAAAAAAATATTTTTATTTGATGATAATCGAATTAAATAAATATTTTGTCGAATTTGTCAATAGAATTAACTCTAACTTTTTCTGCCAGACGTTCTAATATGATCTCATACTTTCTTTTAAGAGTTGTTCTATGGAAACCATAAAGCTTAGCAAGTTTAGTAAATGGAATGCGGCTTGCTCGTAACCACAAAAGCTTCCTTGCGAATACAGGATCATCTGATACATCTTCTTTTATCATTAAGAGTAGATCTATTGCGTAAGAATAATTTGTTAATTGCTGCGGAGTTGCTCTAAGCTTAAGCAAAGCTTTTTCATGATACCCAAAATCAGTAACATCGTAACATGTTGTGATAAGTGAATACATTGAAGGACATCGCCTGTTGTGAGGTTTTGATAAATATCTTTCACATAAGTAAGCATCAACCAAGATACGAACAATTTTATCTTCAATCCTAATTTTATCTTTGATTATTTTATTTAACGGATTTAGCACTTTTGAGAACCCAAGGATAAAGAAGATCCTTTGCATTAATTTTATCAAGTTCCTCAATTGGCAAACTTTCTAATTTTTCCTGGAGTTGGTATTGGTCCAGATTTTTATATAAATATTCTTTTTCGACTTGGCGAATTTCTTTTAAATAACTGTTGATCGCTTTCCATCCTTTATAAGTTTTAAATTTTTTAAAACCAACTTGTTCTAAAAAGTATTTATGTGCTGGCATATCAAATTCAATATACTCTCCATTATCTTTTATACTGATAAGTTCTCGGTCATACATTTTGATTTTATTTAATTGAATAAGGATCTCTTCAACTTCTTCTTTTGTTAATTGGTACTGTCCACCAATGCTTACAATGCGGATAAAAGATTTCATTTTCTTTACATTAAATTGAGCGCAGCAATAACTATAGATGCGATACTGTAACGGAGTTAGATTTCCGTTAATTAATATATTTTGATCATTGAGATAGAAGTTTGACATAATTATTAAGTCTTTCGAATTTGCTGTTGGTTTCTGTTACAGCGGTTACTCTTTTGAGCAAATATTCTTTGCTATTACATTCTGGAATATGTTGTTGAACTTTCCATTCAAGATATTGAAGCATCTGATCTGGAGTAAGTGTTTGGATTGGTTTGTTTGAATATGGATATTGTCTTTTAATATTAAATTCTATAATCGGTCTTTCTTTTTCAGAAATTTCTTGAACGGTGTACCAAATGGTGAAGAATGGAATTTCGCATTTTTGAGCTATAAATTTATATGGTTTATTTAACCAGTCTGATTTGCCTTTAAATCTGTTATCTCTATTATAAATCGTATCAGCTATAAGCAATGGGGCCGCACAAGCAGGACAAATAGGCAGAAAATCACAGTCTGTTAAGGCCACTCCATCATGCAATCTACGATGCCAGGTGCTGATAGGTGTTTTAATCTGGTAATAATACTGATTCCTAGCCATTTATTGTGGCATACCAAACTGAGATAACTATGCAACATAAATCTGGTCAAACTTGACTTGATTTGAGGTCAAAAAGGTCGTATAAGACTACATAATATGGAAGATAATAAAGAAAGATATTCAACAAATCCAAGAACACTAGGCAAGCTTGGTTTTGCATGGAAACATCCAGCTCCTCCATTAAAAATTCTATTTTCAGATTTAAAAAAAAATCTTTATAAAATTGAAGTAGATTTTAATCATCTGCCAGGACTTTTAACTGAAGAAAAAGATGCAGACTGGTCATCCGTATCAATGACTTATTGGTACACAGCAGAAGGAACAATGGAAAAAAAAGATGCAACAGAAGAAATTTATGGTCCTCAAGATAAAGTTTATAATCACATCGTTGGTTATTACTCTTTTGCAGCCGACATGTTTATAAAAACATGGAATACAGCTAAACATAGAAAATTAAGAAGTCTAACCAATATTAAATCACCATTTATACCAGCTTCAACTGCACAAAAATTAAGTGAAGAATTTTATAAATCCAGAACTGATCCAAAAGCATTTGCTAAAAAACTTGATAAAGATAAATCGAATGTATTTAAAGAACTAAAAGGTGATAGAAAAATATCTATAGATCAAGCCATTCAATACTCAAAAGAATTTGGCTGTGATCCTGTTTCTTTATTATTTGAAGATGTAACAACAGATTTGTGGGGAGAAGTTGATCTTTATAACGATGTTACTTTAGATGACCGTTTTATAGCTGGCCAAGTAAGACCATTGCATGATTATTACTATGGAAAGAAAAAAACTCAACACCCAATTATAAAAGTTCCAAGAGATATTTATTCGCCAGATATTAAAGCGATCAAAATTAAAACTGAAGGTTCACACTTAAATAATCTTATTGCTTATTATCATTA